TGATTGGAAATCATGTGTGCGGTGAACTCCGTACCCAGGGTTCAAATCCCTGACTCTCCGCCATACTGTAAGACAGGGACTGCATTTGCAGTCCTTTTTTGTTTGCTCATTTTTGCTAAAAACAAATGGTAGAAAGAAGGTTTTCTACCATACTTTCTACCATAAACTTATTTTTCTGCATTGGCGGCATCCATTAGGCTGTCCAGCGTATTTGCAACCTTTGATTCTAACCGCTCTGTCACGTGCTGATAGAGGTTCTGTGTTATACCCGTATCCGAGTGGCGAAGCTGACGGCTTACAAGCTTAATATCCACATCATTTTCCAATAGGATAGTGGCTGCTGTATGCCTAAGGTCGTGAACTCGTATAAGAGGAAGCGGAGGACAATCTGGATGGCTATCATTGTAGGATTGAATTAGCTTGTGTAGAGTTTTGCGATACCAGTTCGGATCGTACGGGTCCCCGATTTCATTGGCCATAACGAACTGGGTATTATGGAAATGCGGCCCGAATCGCATGCGGTTAGTGTTATATTGGCGTTTTACATGACGAAGAAAAGAGGTAACGTGCTGCGGAACAATAATGCTATTTTCAGACGCTTCCGTTTTTACTGTGTCTAATACAAGGGCCGAATTTGTACTTCTTTTGATATACGGATAGTCAAGCCTGGCTAAATCCTCCATAGGAACTCGTAAAAGGCTATGCCGAATGTGTAGGGTAGACTCGTCGAAGTCAATATCTTGCCAACGAAGACCGGCAATCTCTCCACGACGCAAGCCGCAGAAGATACCGAGTAAAAGAATACAGCTTACTTTGTTTCGAGTGTATCCTGATTGTTTTGACTGTTCAGTGGCGTATTCAATTAAGGCTAGTGCGTCAGTAGTAGTAAGAGCTTCGTTTTTAGGCTTAATCGGTGCCGGGGGATCTACATCTATTAGCGGATTGCGATTTAAGAGTTGCCATTTCACAGCCTGGTCTAACGCAGCCTTTAGGATGCGGTGCGTCAGTCGAACTGTAGTATTAGAAAGGCCTCGGCCGCTTAATTCTTTGTAATATGTGGCAATCATAAGAGGGGTAATCTTATCAAGCTTATGTTCCCCTAAATCATTTATAACTCGCTTGCAGATAGCCCGGTAATTAGTATAGGTGGCAACCTTACGAGCAGGCGGTTTTATGCACGTGTCGAGCCATCTGATGAGAAAATCAAGTAGTGTAGGGATTCCTCTTCCCGTTAAAATAATTGCCCCTTCGTCCTTTTTGCTCATAAGCTTTCGTTCAAGCTTTTCGGCCTCACGTTTACTCGTGCCGGATCGTATCCATTTCTTTTTCCAAGTATTGGTTATCGGGTCTTTCTGAGTGATGATGACGTAATATATTTCTTTTTTCTTAGAAATCATAAAAAATACAGCTCCTTTCTGAAAAGGGGCTGATTATGATATACTGATAGCGTAATCAGCCCGTGAGAAGGTGGATTATATCGCCGTGGTATTGGTAGTACCCGGCACGCCCGTATTCTGTTGGTAGCAGAGTGCGGGCATTTTTTAGTCGTTAGTCCAGTTTTAGACAAAATACTGGACTAGCAAAATCATATTTTATAATGCTCTAAAAAACTAAATTTATCGTCACAATCTTTTTTCGAGGGAATGGCTAGTTTATCTTTCATATGCTCACTTATTTTGGGGATATATTTCTCAGAAATAAAGTCAAATATTTCGCGTTTTACAGTTTTTGAAAGTAAATCAAAGTTTGATTTAGGTAATAAGTATTTAAAAATGATAAGCAATAAAAACATGTTAGGGACTTCCCGTTGAGACTGAAAAGAGAATTTGCTTTGAAACGCACTTAATAAAGGAACCTCTTTTTTTATATAGGGATATCGCTGGTTATAAAATCCGGAGAAATGAGCACAGTCATTTCTAACTTGGTTTAAAAATAACATTATTGTACGAAGTTGGCTGGGAGTCAGCTTAAAATTAGCAGCGATATTTGGCTGAATTTTTAGAACCTCGTAAAAATGAAACAATTCTCCATAAGTAAGCTTATTTATAAATACCCAAATAGGGATATGCGAATGATGAGCTTTATAATGTTGAAATGGTTTGTATTCAGCGTCTGCGTAAATGTCCTTTAATTTGTCAATCAGGAAGGTGTATTTAGGGACACCCTTTTTTGTCTTTAAATACTGATTATAATTAGCCGGTTGGAAATAGGGCTCAATATAATTCTTAATAATATCTCCCTCAAATGGACCGTAAGATTTTGCAAATTCATATGCAATACAGGTTTTTAATCGTTGCTCTACTTGTAAAATAGGGTAAAAAATAATATTTTCCATTTTAGTATCAATCTGATGAAGGCTGAATAACATGAAAAAGTCGATATCAGCTTGGTAACTTCCGTCACTCTGTAAGAATGGCTTATTGTATTGGTTTACAATATTATAATACCCGTATGTTTGTAGGAGTTCCTTTGCGTATTTGGTGGCTTGTGGCTTGGAAAAGTTAAGTTTCCTAATGTTTAGTGGGTTAACGGGGAGTAATACTTTACCGGGCCTATTTTTGATATGAAAAACTGGTACTTCGGAAATATTAGGAAGAAGCCCACGGTTTTGTAGAAGCTCGATTTGCTCATCGTATGTTTTAAATGGTTTCATAATAACATAAAGAGCCGTGCACATAACGTGTTATGTACACGGCTCTTTCAGGTTGCGACTTTTCAGTCTCCCCAGATACCATGGACATAATATATCATGATAATAAGCTCCTGTCAAACCTCCTTCTGTCATAAATTTTAATAGAAAAACTCTTTAAAATTCTTTAAATGGCTTAAATATGTCATTTTTGTCATTAGTTAGTACTTGAACGTTGTCGGATATTTCGTGAAAATAAGATTACCACAAGTTTTACATTGGTAAATGGAAATCTCCTCAGTGTCTCCGGTTGAGTGCAGCCTTTCGCAGGCTTCTAAAAGCGGGGTCTTGCAGTTATTACAGACTAGGAGTTAGTCTTCCATAGTAGCCCCATCAACATATAAGGATTGGAACGGAAGGTACGTGTCATACTGGGTACTGTCGAACAATGCGTCCACATATCCCTTTGGCTTCGGCCCTTGTCCGGCCATAGAAATATTTACGCTTTCCATTGACGCTTGCCGTTGCGGTATATCGGCCGTCGGGTCGCTTTTTTAATGCCATAAAAAATACAGTTCCTTTCTGAAAGGGGCTGATACAGAGTGTTGGCTTTTTGTTTTAAGCAGGTGAGGTAGAAAGTAGTTTTTTTAATCTTTGTTTTATATCGAGAGGGATATCGGCAATTTTTAAATATTCTTGGAATAGCGGCTCTAAATATTCATCAACAGGTTCTAATGCTGAAATAAAGCCTAGAATCATTCCGTCACAAATGAAGTCGTCTTGAATAAGAACGTATAATGAAAGAATAATGCCAAAAGCCCCACGGATTGAGTGCTTATCTTTAAGGCAGACCTCTCCATTATCTCTATATACAACGTTTTTGGGAAGTAATTTATATAGGGTTTCTCGAGGGATATTATGCCACGTTCTACATTTTATAAAATTAAGATTATGAGCGGTACAATTTCGAAAATAGCGTATTTCATTCATCATTGTCGATATAAAATCTATTTTTTCTTTTGTGTCAATTGTTGGCTGGGGAAGTAACATTTCTGCGATTTCAGCCTTGTTCTTGGAGTTGCAAAGTTTGAATAAGTTTATAGCAGTTCCTAACGCTATATTTTTAAACAAAATCCAGGGAGGAACGTGATTGTGATTGTGAACATAATACTTGGTAGGATAACGAGAATCTTCTTCTCCGTCTAATTGCTCGTCAAGCTTATCTTTTATATCTGAAAAAGAGATCTTTTTGTTTATCTTCTTTTTGAAGTGTTTGGGGTCTAGATATTCATCTTGATGCACCCCAAGATTTTTAGAAAGAATATAGGCAATATGATTCTTAAATTTAGTTTCAGCAATTAAACTATATCTCATAATTAAGCTTTGAATGCCTTTATCGATATATGAGAAAAAAACGATATCCGTAAGGTTTGTCTCCGGTTTAAACGTGTCTTGAGGCATGAAAATATCTTTATATCCGTTGATTAAATCATAATACGAATAGGTCATTAATATCTTTTTTGCAGCTTCTCGATCGTGAATTTTCAGGCCTCTATACTCTAGTATATTTAATTGTTCGTCTAAAGTTTTAAAAGGTTTGTCGTATTCCATAAGTCCTCCAAACTAAAAGACCCCCAACTGCCTAGAGGCAGTGGGGGTCAGTGACCAACACCCGAAGTGTTGAAGTCGATTCACTACCTGAAATATATCACCTTATGTGACGTGCGTCAATTCTCTTTAAGAATAAAAAATATTTTTAAAAATAATAGAAAGAAATAAATCCGGTACCTACACTACCCGGCAATAAAACTCGACGTCTTCGGCTACACGAGGGCAGGGAGTTGCGTTGTGCAGTAACGACTCTACCATGTCAGCATGTAAGTCGTTACTGAAATCATCGTTCTTAATATGTGCCAGTTCGTGTAATACGCCCTGAATTTGCCGTTCAGGGCATTTATTTTTGTTGATTAATATAGTATAAGAGCCGTCTTCATTCTCACGGACTACAGCTGTCTGAGACGGTTTTAATTCAGCGTACAATAGCGTAACGTTCAAGTTTTTATTCCTTCCCTTCACGGGCTTTTAATTGTTCTATCATATTGACCACGAAGTCTATATCTTCCTTACTTAAATCCTTGCTAGCGTCGAACAGCAGCCGATACTTAGGATTCGTCCTCAGCTCTTCGGCGTATTCCGCTACCTCTGGGTCGGTGTAGTAGCCTTGTTCCGACTCGTCTTCCAAAAAGTAGCTTTTACCAACATTAAAATAATCGGCCAACTTCTGAATTACACCCATTCTAGGGATAGCTTTTAATAACAGCCATTTGCCTACGGTTGACTCACTTACTCCGACGACTTGTGCTATTTCTCTTTGGTTAATGTTTCGTTCACTCATTAAGTTGGAGAGTCTACTACTGAATAACTTCATTAACCCTTCTTCTTCGGGAGCCCCCAATCGGACCTCTTGGTCGGGGTCTAACATGTAAACCAAAGTATCTAAGTCCTCTCCAATTGCCTTTGCGATTGCACTTAACGTATCAATGGATGGGACTATGGGCTTATTAGAGCGAGTGCTTTTACCACGCTCTAATAGGGAAATATAAGCTTTGCTAAGACCACTGCGCTTGCCGAACTCTTCCATACTTATCCCGTGCTCTTGGCGATATTTTTTAATAATTTCTCCAATAGTTGCCATACCTTTCACCCTTTCTTGGGATGAATTGTACAACATGATAAACAAAATTGCAAGATGAATGTTTATCATAGTTGACAACTCTTGTTTAACATGGTAAACTCAAAGCAATCGGAAGGGAGGTGATTTTATGGGAATCCCTAACAAGCTAAAGGACATCAGGGAACGGAATGGGTTAACTCAAAGCGAATTAGCCACTAGGGCTAATGTTGCTCGGGGCCTTATTATAGGCCTTGAGAATGGCTCTGTAAGGGTTGTACGCACGAGTACTTTAACCAAAATTGCCGAAGCTCTCAACAAAAAAGTCACGTCTATTTTTTTTACAGACTAAGTTTACCATGGTAAACAACAACCGCAAACAAGGAGGGGAGCAGATGAACGAAAAAGAAGCCACCCGCAAATTGAGTAAACAGCGGATGGCAAAGCTTTTGCAGATTAACAACCAATTAGTAGACATATCTAGGCTGGGGGCATCAACTCCTAAGGTCTTAATTGATGGGTATATCCGAGTAGGGGAGATGCTCGATCGATTGATTATCGAAGAAGCGAAGATTCAAGAAGCGACTTGGGCCTCAACAAAAAAAGAAAGGGGAAATAGGAAAATGAGTTTGGCGGAAATTATTTTACGAGAAGCTGAAAAGCTTCCCTGGGATGAATGGCAATGCATCGTTAAAGCTATGGAATTTGTCCACAGAAAAAGAGCCGACAAGCTGACACTTGACGACTCGGAGAAAACGCACGAGGAGTTAATGTTCCACGTTGAGCATTATTAAGAAAGGAGCTTTGTATGGAACAACGAATCATTGCTGACATTATGTACTCGTCAGTAGAAATCGCAAGGTTGTTACACACTGATATTCAGAACGTTTATAAGTGGGTAAAAACGGGCGAAATCCCGCACATTAAGCTTACCGAAAAATCAGAAATACGATTTGCAGGCTGGGAAATTCGAGCATGGCTCGATAGTAAAGCGACGGGAGGAAACGCTAATGATTGAACTTGAAATCGCAACGTGTGCAATCGTCATCGCCGTTGTACTGGCGTGTGTATGGATTGAGATACGAAAAGGAGCATAACAATGAATGCAGACCAAATGATAAATCACATGATGACGGTTATTTACACGACTGCCGATGTAGAAGGCATCCAAGTAACAAGGCACTTTAGACCTCAAGAAATTGTCGATTCCACACTGGCTGCATGCCACAGTATTATCGACGGCAAACGCCTGTCAGAGCGAGAAACAGCGGTGCTTATCGTAACATTTGGTGATACATGGAGAAATTACATTCGGCGTGCCGGTAACGTTCTTATATCGTTTCACTTTGAGTTAATCGTTAGAAAGAGAGGGATGTAATGATGAAGGCTGCTACATTGCAGAGTCCGCCGGAGTGGATCAATCAAAGATACTACGAAATCCAAAACACTCCGATTCGTGTAGTTCGAAGTCACGGTATCGGCTATTACGTTAAGGAAGGGTTGAAAGCGGCACTTACGTTAACAGCTATTTACTTCTTAATTGTACTTTTAGCACTTCTTTAAAGGAGGTTTTTATGAATTGTGAGAGTTGCCCGAATCGGGATTACTGCATTCCCGATGAGTGCATAGGAAATGGCCGCTCTCAGCGGCAACTGAGAACGGCCAAAACAACTAAAAATTAAATTTTTAATTAAAAGGAGTATATCACATGACAGTTAAAATTAACAGCTTAGCCATCGAAAATGTAAAGAGAGTCAAAGCAGTACAAATGGAATTAGCCCAAAACGGCCTTACCGTCATCGGCGGTCGTAACGGCCAAGGCAAAACCTCTGTATTAGACGCTATCGCATGGGCCTTAGGTGGCGATAAATTTAAGCCGTCCAATGCGACAAGGGACAGCAGCACGATCCCGCCTGAGATTCATATCGAACTGTCTAACGGGCTTGTCGTTGAACGTAAAGGTGCCAAGAGTAGCCTCAAGGTTATTGATCCGACCGGTGAGAAAGCCGGACAGAAGCTCTTGGATAGCTTCATCGAGAAACTGGCTCTAGACTTACCGAAGTTCATGGGTATGAACTCGAAAGACAAGGCCAATACGTTACTGCAGATTATCGGGATTGGCGACGAATTGGCGGAATTAGACGCCAAAGAAGCTCAACGATATAACCGCCGCCTTGAAATCGGTCGTATTGCCAAGCAGAAGAAGTCATACGCCGATGAGCTTGAATATTATCCCGACGCTCCTACAGAGCCGGTCAGTGCCTCGGACTTAATTAAGCAACAGCAAGAAATATTAGCTCAGAACGGCGAGAATCAACGTAAGCGTGAACAGCTAACTAAGATGACGGAAGAACACGAAACGCTTATCGCCCAGATTACTCAGCTTAAAGCCTCTTTAGAAGAAGCCCAGGCTAAACAAGAGTCGCTGTTAGCCGATATGGAGACTGCTCAAAAGACGGTAGCCGAGCTTGTCGATGAAAGTACCGAAGAATTGGAGACTAATATCGCCCATGTCGATGATATCAATCGCAAGGTCCGTGCTAATCAGGAAAAGGAAAAAGCCCAGGCCGAAGCCGAAGAGTTATCGGCTGAATATAATGGGCTGACGGCAGAAATTGAGGCCGTTAAAGAAGCCAAAAATGAACTACTCAATAAGGCAGATTTGCCTTTGCCGGAGCTTGGTGTAAAGGACGGCGAACTCATCTATAAAGGTCAGCAATGGGACGGCATGTCGGGAGCCGAACAGCTTATGGTAGCAACGGCGATTATTCGTAAGCTTAACCCTGAATGCGGATTCGTCCTTATGGATAAGCTTGAACAAATGGATCAGGAAACACTTAAAGAGTTCTCCGAATGGCTCACCAATGAAGGACTACAGGTCATTGCTACAAGAGTCGGAACAGATGACAGCTGCAGCATCATTATCGAAGACGGTTACATTAAAGACTCGACACCGCAGCCGGTAGAAGCTAAGAAATGGGAAGCCGGTAAATTCTAAAGGAGGTAGCTATGAAGATAATAACAGGAAAGCAAGAACGGTATCAGAAAGTTGTTGTATATGGGCCCGAAGGAATCGGCAAGAGTACATTTGCCGCTCACTTCCCTAAACCCTTATTCATCGATACAGAGGCAAGTACAGCTCATATGGACGTGGCAAGACTGGAACGTCCGACGTCCTGGGCGGTACTTATGGAATACGTTCAAGAGCTTACGAAAGACCACCAGGGATTTACAACCTTAGTTATCGACACTATCGACTGGGCAGAACAGCTTTGCGTACAGCACATTTGCTCGAAATACCAGGTAAGCGGCATTGAAGATATCGGATATGGCAAAGGGTATGTATATGAGAAGGAAGAATTCGGACGGCTGCTTAATAAGCTCCAGGATTTAATTGAAAGCGGCATGAACGTGGTTCTTACAGCTCACGCCATGGTTCGTAAGTTTGAACGGCCTGATCAACCTCCGTACGATCGGTACGAATTAAAGCTTAATAAGGCAGCCAGTCAGAAAATCTCCGATATGGTCAAGGAGTGGGCGGATATGCTCCTTTTTGCCAACTACAAAGAGGAAGTTCTGAAAGTTGATAGTAAGGACAGTAACAGTAAAAAGGTCCGTGTCTCAGGTGGGCAACGGGTGATGTACACAAGTCATCATCCGAATTGGGACGCTAAGAACCGGCACGGATTGAAGGAATGCTTACCCTTTGAATTTGCTCAAATCGAAAATTGTATACCCAAAAATATTCGAAAATCGCAAGTTGAAGAAAAACCCGTTGAGGAAGTGAAAGCTCCCCCTAAAGAAGAACCTGTTATAAAAGCCGAACTTAAAAAGAAGGCTAAGGAAGATGACGGGATCCCGAAAGACCTGAAGAAGCTTATGGAAGCACGGAATATCACAGAAGCCGAAATACAAGCCGTTGTAGGAAGTAAAGGATACTTCCCGGCAGATATGAGAATTAAAGACTACCCGAAAGAATTTATAGACGGTTGCTTAATTGCCGCGTTCGATACTGTAGCTCAGGCAGTAGAAGCAAACCGAGATGAAAATGTACCGTTTTAATAATAAGGAGGATAACAATCATGGCAGAAGAAAGAGCATTTAGTTGGGATGAAGAAATTGAAGCAGTGGAAAACGAGTTTGTCGATATACCTGCTGGAGACTATGACTTTAAGATCACAAACTTCGAACGTGGTTACTTTGAAGGAAGCGAAAAAATGCCCGCTTGCAATGAAGCTAAAATTACCTACGAAGTAAACGTAAACGGTCAAAAAGGTCGCATTAAGCAGAACCTCTTTTTACACAGTAAATCACAATGGCAGCTCACCGGATTTGCCCGTGCCATCGGACATATGAAGAAAGGCGATGACAAGTTCACGATCCGCTGGAACGAAGCCCTCGGAGCTACCGGTCGCTTTAAAATCAAACTTCGGGAATATAACGGAAAGACTTACCCGAACGTCGACCGGTTCTACGACAAGGAAGAATCGGGTAAAGAGTGGACTCAAGGAGCCTTTTAATCGTGGGCATTGAGCTTCGTCCCTATCAGCAGGCGGCGGTCGACGCCGTCCTGCATGAGTGGGACATAGGGCACCACAAAACATTACTGGTCTTGCCCACAGGATGCCATGGCATTGGAGAAAAAGTCCTGTTGGCTGATGGACAAATTAAAAGAGTAGAGGAAATTCAATCGGATGACTTATTACTCGGCAGTGACGGGAATCCGAGATATATCCTTCAGATTATTCATGGTACGGGGCGTATGTACAAAATTCAGCCTGTAAAAGGAAAGCCTTTCATAGTAGATGAAAATCATATGCTGACATTAAAGCGAACCAACGAATCGAGTCATCCTCAGTATCCTTGCCAAAAACACGGTGGCGAAATCGTCGATGTTACCGTAAAGGAATGGTTGACTTGGAGTAAGTGGAAAAAACATATTCACAAGTTGGTAAGGGCTGATGCCCTTAATTTTTATCCTACTTCTAACGAGGCTTGCCCGATAGACCCTTATTTTTTAGGGATTTTATTAGGAGACGGGAATTTAAATGGTTCGTCTATCAGCATTACAACAATGGACGAAGAAGTGGTAACCGTAATCCAACAGCAAGCCGAAAGGTTTAAGCTGAAAATCCGCACGGAGCCTGCAGGTAAAGCGATAACATACATACTTAATAGTCGTAAAGTACACGCGCATTCCCTGCTTAATCGGCACTTAACCGAGCTAGGGATAAGATACAAAACTTCCGGTACGAAACATGTCCCTACTATATATAAAACGGGGACTATAGATGTAAGACTACAGGTTATTGCAGGGCTATTAGATAGTGATGGGCATTTAACTTATAACGGATATGACTTTATTTCTAAATCTCAACAACTCGCCGATGATTTGGCATTTATGTGTAGGTCGGTTGGACTTGCCGCCTACGTTACGACTTGTCAAAAAGGATGTGGAGATTTCATAGGAACTTATTATCGAGTTAGCGTTAGTGGTAATTGCGATAAAATCCCTATGAAAGTCCGCCACAAGATTGCCGGGGCTAGAAAGCAAAAGAAAAATGTCCTTGTCACCGGGTTTACAGCAGAAGCCTTAGGCGAAGGCGATTACATTGGATTTACCGTTGATGGGGATAATCGGTATTTACTGGACGATTTCACCATCACGCACAACTGCGGCAAGACGATTTGCTTCGCCAAAATTGCCGAATCTCAAGTACGAGTCGGTAACAGAGTTTTAATCCTGGCACATCGTGGAGAACTCTTAGAACAAGCAGCCGATAAAATAGCTAAAGCCACAGGCCTTAAATGTGCCGTAGAAAAAGCCGAACAGACGGCTCTTCAATCCTGGTATCGAATTACCGTCGGCAGTGTTCAGACGCTTATGCGTGAAAAACGACTGTCTCAGTTTTCTCCTGATTATTACGACACGATCATCATCGATGAAGCTCATCATTCTATCTCAGACAGCTACCAGAACGTTTTAAACTACTTCTCTAATGCTAGAGTCTTAGGGGTTACAGCAACGCCTGACAGAAGCGATATGCGAAACCTCGGACAGATATACGACAGCCTGGCGTATGAATACAAACTTCCGCAAGCCATTAAGGCCGGATACCTTGCTCAAATCGTCGCACAGACCATCCCTCTGCAATTGGACATTGCACATGTCGGCATGGCGGCAGGCGATTATAAAGCAGGTGAACTCGGAACGGCCCTCGAGCCGTATCTTGATAAGATTGCTGAAGAAATGGTCACATACGCTAAGGACCGAAAGACCGTCGTGTTCTTACCGCTTGTAGAAACGAGTAAGAAGTTCTGCCGATATCTTCGTAAATACGGCTTTAAAGCCGCCGAAGTAAACGGCAATAGCCAAGATAGGGCAGAAGTCCTTAAAGACTTTGAGAATGGAAAATACGACGTTCTGTGTAATAGTATGCTTCTGACTGAAGGATGGGATTGTCCGTCGGTAGATTGCATTATCGTTCTGCGAGCGACCAAATCACGGGCATTGTATAGCCAAATGGTAGGTCGTGGCACTCGATTGCACGAAGGAAAAGAGAACGTGCTACTGCTTGATTTTCTTTGGAATACGGAACGACACGAGTTATGTCGACCGGCACATCTCATCAGTAAAGATGAAGACGTCGCAAAGAAAATGACGGAAAAACTTGAAGAGGCAGCTGCTCCTATTGATATTGAAGAGCTTGAAAAAGAATCTGAATCGGATGTCATAGCTGAACGTGAACAAGCCTTAGCTGAAAAGCTTAAGGAAATGAAGAAACGCAAACGAAAGCTTGTGGATCCGTTACAGTTCGAGATGTCCATTCAGTCTGAAGACTTATCAGGATACGTGCCGTCGTTTGGCTATGAAATGGCACCTCCGTCTGTTAAGCAAATCCAGGCTTTAGAGAAATTTGGCATCTTTGCCGATGAAATCGAAAATGCCGGTAAGGCTTCACTTCTCCTAGATAGATTAAAGAAACGTCAGGATATGAGCCTCTCAAGACCGAAACAAATACGCTTCCTGGAGTCTCGTGGTTTCCAGCACGTCGGCACATGGACATTTGACCAGGCTTCTTCTATGATTGCTCGAATCTCCATGAATAACTGGCGAATTCCGAATGGAATAACGCCTGAAACTTATATCCCGGCATAGTCCATAAAGGAGATGAAAAAGCAATGCGTAAAATCAACTTAATACCTTTATTGGACTACATCGACCCTGCTTTTTGCGATTATCAGGAATGGCTACAGGTCGGAATGGGGCTTAAAGAAGAAGGCTACGACATTCGCGATTGGGAATCCTGGAGTGCCAAAGACATCACTCGTTATCACGCCGGCGAATGTGCTAAAAAATGGGCAACGTTCACAGGCCACTATAACGGAAGTCCTGTTACGGGAGCCACTATCGTAAACATGGCCAAGGAAAATGGCTGGACGGCCACACCCCATTTACCCGATCGGGCGTATGGATGGGATGATGAAATCATTGCCGACGAGGAAGTCATTATCGATAAGAACTGGGTAGAAGGACGAGAAATTGAAGACCCCGGCGATAACTGGAATCCCGCCAAAGACTTAATTACGTACCTGGAGCTTCTTTACGATAGCTCCGATTACGTCGGCTACGTAACTGAGTCTTGGGAACAGGATGGGAAATTCTTGCCGTCTAAAGGGAAATTCAAGCGTACGGCAGGGGAGCTTATTCACGCCTTATCAGAGTGCGACGGCGATATCGGGGCCGTCCTGGGTGATTATAATCCCGATGTAGGGGCTTGGATACGCTTTAATCCCTTAGACGGGAGAGGCGTTCGCAATGAGAACGTAACGGAGTTTAAATACGCCTTGGTTGAATCAGACTGTATGCCCATCGATAAGCAAAACGAAATCATCCGCAAACTGGAGCTTCCTGTTACGTGTATGGTCTATAGCGGTGGTAAATCTGTTCATGCCATCGTTAAAGTAGACGCTGCCAATTACGACGAGTATCGTAAACGGGTTGATTATCTTTATAATATCTGCCGAAAGAATGGCCTTGAAATCGACGTTCAGAATCGAAATCCGAGCCGCCTTAGTCGTATGCCCGGCGTTACCCGTAAGGATAAAAAGCAGTTCCTTGTCGATACGAATATCGGCAAGAGTAGCTTTGCCGAGTGGCAGACGTGGATCGAATCGATTAACGATAATCTTCCGGAGCCTGAAAGCCTTCGGGACTTCTGGAACAACCTGCCGCCGTTAGCACCGCCGCTTATCGAAAACGTACTTCGCAAAGGTCACAAAATGCTATTGGCAGGACCGTCTAAGGCGGGTAAGTCCTTTGCCCTTATAGAGCTTGTTATCGCAATCGCCGAAGGCCGTAAATGGCTGAATTGGGATTGCTCCCAGGGACGAGTCTTGTATGTAAATCTGGAGCTTGACGCAGCCTCTTGCCTACATCGATTTAAAGACGTATATACGGAGCTTGGTTGGGAAGCCCGCAGCCTTTCTAATATCGATATATGGAACCTAAGGGGCAAGTCACTACCGATGGATAAACTGGCCCCTAAACTCATCAGGCGAGCCGTTAAACAGGAATACACGGCGATTATCATCGACCCGATTTACAAAGTCATTACAGGTGATGAGAACAGCGCCGAACAGATGGCTCATTTTTGCAATCAATTCGACCGTATCGCAACGGAGCTTAATTGCTCGGTCATTTATTGTCATCATCATTCAAAAGGCGCACAGGGCGGTAAACGGGCTATCGACAGAGCCTCAGGGTCAGGTGTGTTCGGACGTGACGCTGACGCACT